CGCCTACATTCAATGTAGCAATAACAGGAGCATCCGTGGATGGTTCGGTACGAAGTTTAATAGATGTATTTAACGTTAATACACCGTCTTGTTTTGTAAACCAACTAGAATCATATTGACTAGTTGCAATTGTTTCCTCTAATCCTGTAAACCAAGATAAAGACTTATTACCAATTAATTCATTTAAATCACATTTACCGATACCAGGAACATTTCCCGTCTCAGTATACTGCCAAATATCACATGGATAAACTGGTCTATTACCACCATATCGTGGAATCCATACGAAATCAGCATTTACTTTATCCGCTTGGAACTCTTTATATGTATGATGGCCAACATACAAACCAACTTTTTTAGCACCTAATCGGCCTAATTCATCGATGAAAGCTAATGTTCCAGCTAACATATTGCCCATTGTCTTCACTTCCACATCAGCTACCCAGAATAATGCATTCTTATCACCGCGGTTCCAGAAGTCCCTCGCTTCAACCCTTGCATCATTTTCAGAAACGAAACGACAAAACGCATAGTTACCAAAAGGAACACCACGTTTTTTCATTTCACTCACATAGCTTTGATACATATGATCTACAACATTTGACCCATCTTGCACCCTAGCAATTACTAAATCCAGTTGCTGTGCAGCTACATCCCAATTAATATTACCATTCCATTTTGAAATATCTATAATGTGCCCCATTATTTATCGTCTCCTTCAAAAAGTTTTTGTTTGATTTCTGTTACGTCTTTAGAAATAGATCCAAAAGCCTTTGCCTGTTCTTCAATAACTTCTTGGTTCTTTTGAATGACTGCTTGGTACTGCGCTTCACGTTGTTCATTCTTTTTTTGCGTAGTAAAAAGCATCCACACAAATAACGTTGCGAATGCTCCTTGTTGAATCATTGAATTGAAAATCGCATCTTCCACTGTTCTCCCCCCTTTCAAAATAAAAAGAGAAGCATTTGCTCCTCTTAGCTTAAAATCCATATTTCTAACCAATATCACTTGAAATATTAAAAACTCAAATTCACCCTATCTTGTAGCACTCATCATGTTCATATAATTCAATTTTTAAAGTTTTACTGGAGGGTCAAATTTTCGAACCACTTATCTAAATCCCCATTATTCATTGTCGCCATCTCTGGATGTTTAAAAAGCTCTTTCATCAAATTTCTCATAATGTTATCTAATTCCTTAGATGATTCCTTTAAAGCTTCTAGTGTCTTTCCCAAACCTGAGCCATGTACATATTGTGAACGTACAGTATATACTTTTTTAATAAACTTATAATTTTTGCTTCTCTCTTTAGAACCTCCATCAATTATCTTTGCAACACGGTCTGATATTTGATGTGCTACCCACTTATTAGAAGTAGATAACAACGCTTCTATTGCACCCACATATGCGGAAATTTTAACTGGTAAAAACGATTCACTCCGTGCTACTTGAATAAAACGCAAAGCTCTATAAAATCTATTTTTGGATGAATACACTGTGTAAGTATCATTATTTCGATACTCAATCCCTCCTGCATTATTCACGTCAACTCGAGGCTTCATCTCACCTTCTGTATACTTTTGATGCTTAATAATCATTAGAGACCACTTATATGCTTCTTCCAACTCTTCATCTGTAAAAACTGTTTGAGTGTACTTACCAATAGAATTGCAAAACCACATATTCCTTCTACTTCCAAAGACTATTTCTTTTTCTGGAGCATATAAATATGCAGTTTCAAAGTTCACGCTATTATCTTTAATAAACCAAAGAGATAAAAGAAATACTTGAAATGGTCCCCAACTTTGTTCTAAAAATTCAATTAAGTCTACTTCTATATTTTGCTCAGAAAAATCACGAAAGTCTTCCGTGAAATATGCATAGGTTGAATCTAACAAAGAATCAAGATTCATTTTTCCTAGATTCATAATAAATGTATCACTTAAAAAATTACTAATAATAATTTCTGAGCTGTTTGAAATAAGAAAACCATGTCCTGTCTGGCCAATTGTCTCAACATTGATACCAGTTTTTTCAAATGAGAAATTTTTTAATGAGCTGATAATCTGTATCTCCAACATAATTCCCCCTTTATTGTTTTATAGAAATTGTATATTATAATTCTATAAATTTCCATAAAAGGGGGATTAACTTAATATATTTAATAGTAAGATATGATTTTTTTAATTTTCAATATTGACATATTTCCTCCTAATGTATCAATACGAATGTTATCTACATGTTTAATTTTTTAAAAAAGCTTATTTAAACATACGCAACCGTTACATTGGGTGAAAGAACCTCCACTATACATTATTTCAATTACATTACCACATGTTTGGCATTTTCTTTCTGTTATTATTACAACATTACTATTTATATCTCTTCTTATCGCCTTCCAAAATAACAAATCCTGCTATAAAGGCACGCTTTGTTTTGTTATAAAAGCCATATTTTGTTTTATCTTTTGACTGCATACCACCAATTTCTTTCATCTAACCAAGCTTTGAATTTTTGTAATTCTTTTATACTTAATACACCTGTTTCCAAAATAGGATTAGTTCCATCACCTTTAAATTGAACTTTTGCCAATACTTTATTGTCAATTAAATATTGTGAAACCTCCGCAATCATTTTAGGTTGAATACCACCTGTCACGATATACTGTCCCTCATCCCTTTTCCCAAGAAACCAATCTAAATCTTTATTCCCATTTACAAGATTTAAATCTACCTTTCCAACCCCATCTAAATATCCATTATCTGTGTATTGCCATAGGTCGCATGAGTAATCCGGTTTGATCTGTGGTTTACCATCATTTGTTCCGTAACGAGGAATCCAAATGAAGTCTGCTTTTACGCTTTGTAATTTGTATTGATTGTACATGTGATGTGCTACATATAATCCAACCTTCCATCCAGCTTTTCTACATGTATTAATAAAAGCTTGTGATGCTTCTGCTAGTTTCTCAGGACCGCAACTTGCTAATGTATCATCCTCTACGTCCAACACTAAGAATTTCGCATTTGGATTTACTCGTTTCAAAAAGTCATTTGCTTCCACAATTGCATCAGCTACAGATACATAGCAACCATAAGCATAAGCAGCATGTGGAATTCCTTTAGCTTCTAAATTCGTTACATGTTCGTTATATAATCCATCTACTGTAAGTGATCCATATTGCACACGACAAATTGCTAAATCCAGCTGTGGTGCTGCTACATCCCAGTTAATTTGATTGTTCCATTTTGAAATATCAATAATATGTTTTTCCATTTTCATTTACCTCTTTCGTTTTTTAGTTTGTTTTGTTGTTTAATACCTAAAACACTCTTACATCTTGAACCAGAAATTAACCTTATCCATATCTCACCCCCTTTCAAGCAATAAAAAAAAGACCAGCTCATTGCTGCTCATTAAATTGAAGTATATATTGCATTAAGATCTTGGCGGTTGTATTGAAACATACTCATCACCAGTGATTTCTTTGTATTGCTCAGGTGTGATTTTTCCGTATATAACAGCATCACCAACCTTTTTTGCATTCCAATATTTCGGATAGAAATCCTTAATCATTTCAAACCAACTTAACATTTACAAAACCCCCTTCACCATTAACATGTATAATAAATCTGCTTGTTGAGATTCCAATGTTTCAATTTGATTTTGGGCAATCATTAGATCATAAGCTAATTTTGCATTTTGTTCTTTATTATTCTCCATACCGTCAGAACCTTCATCTT